ACAGAAAAGATTAATATTCTTAGAAGATTTGATGACGTTGAAACTCTTAAAGAATCTAAGGCGTTATATTCGTCAATTAAAAACGAGTTGTCTCAAACAACAAATAACAAAGTTGTTACCGAATCTATCGAAAGAAAGATTGAAAAAACAGCATCAACTGGCTCAGCAACTAATTTGATTGAGTCTAAAACTTACGAAAATCCTCAGTTCTTAAGAATGAAAGATTTGATGGGTAAGTTACAAAAATAAAAAAAATAAACATAAAAATTAAATAAAAATAAAAATGGGAGCATTATTAGATTCAGGTCTTGTAGGTAACATTGGTCTTAAGCACCTTAAGGTTATCAAAGAAGACACTATTAACAAATGGGATAAACTAGGTTTCTTAGAAGGTCTAAGAGGTCACTTAAAAGAAAACGTTGCACAGTTGTACGAAAACCAAGCGTCTTTCTTGATTAACGAAGCGGCTTCAACCACAGACTCAGGTTCTTTCGAAACAGTTGTATTCCCAATCGTGAGAAGAGTATTCTCTAAACTTTTGGCTAACGATATCGTATCTGTACAAGCTATGAACTTACCTATCGGTAAATTGTTCTACTTTGTACCTAAAATTCAAGGTTACTCAGGTGGCACATTTGACGGAGTATTCGGTCAAAGTGGTCAACACTACGCACCTGTAGGTTCTCCAGGAAACTACCCAGGAAATCCTGACGCTGGTTACACCGCTGATGATAGCAATGGTGCATACAATCCTATCTACAGAAAAAATCTTTACGATTTGTTCTATGAAGGTAACGAAGCTCAATTAGACCCTCCAGGTTTATTTGACTATTCTAAAGGTAGATGGTCAGCTATTACTTCAACTACTTTAACACAGAAGTGGGTTGGTAGTAACTTAGTTGATATGGGAATGTCCGCTAATACTGAATACAGAAAAGTAATCGTTAAAATGTGTGGTTTTGCTGATAACGGAGCAGGTAAATTAATCGGTCCAAACGGTAACGAAATGGATACTGAAGAATTCTTATCTGACCTTCAAATCAGAACTACCGCAATCGCAGGTGCATCAGGTACAGGTGCATTGTCAGGTTTAACAATGAGTGGTATCTACCCAGGTATTTCACAACCTTTGTTGTTCAGAGTTGTAACACAAATCTACGGTAAAGGTATTGTTAACTATGGTAATTATGCGTCTACTACATGGCCTGGAACTGGTTCAGGTGGTAAATATTGGAACACTTGTGATGCTAACGGATGTATCTACTTGGAAGTTGATTTACAACAACCAGTATGTATTGATTGTGCGGCTAATAGCTTAGACGGATATTCAGGTTACACTACAGGTGATGCTGATTTGACAGATTCTGAGGCGTTCTTCGCTATCTTCAGAAGATATGAAGAATTGGAATTTGAAGATAAAATTGGTGAAGTTTCTTTTGATTTAGAATCTGTAACAGTTTCTGTAACTGAAAGAAAATTAAGAGCACAATGGTCACCTGAATTAGCTCAGGACGTTGCGGCATTCCATAACATTGATGCTGAAGCTGAATTAACCGCTTTATTGTCAGAACAAATCGCGGCAGAAATTGATAGAGAAATCTTGAGAGATTTGAGAAAAGGTGCGGCTTGGAACTTGAGATGGGATTACAACGGATGGAAGAGACTAGCTCAAACTACATCATACACACAAAAAGACTGGAACCAAACTTTGATTACCGCAATCAACCAAATCTCAGCTCAGATTCACAAATCTACTTTGAGAGGTGGAGCTAACTGGATTGTAGTATCATCTGAAATCAGTGCTATTTTTGATGACTTGGAGTATTTCCACGTATCAAACGCGGCTCCTGAACAGGACCAGTACAACATGGGTATTGAAAGAGTAGGTACTTTGGCAGGTAGATACCAAGTTTACAGAGACCCTTACTTCCCAGCAAACACAGTATTGTTGGGTCACAAAGGAACTTCTTTGTTAGACACAGGTTACATATACGCACCATACGTACCTCTACAATTAACTCCAACAATGTATAACCCATTCAACTTCACACCTATCAAGGGTATCATGAC